TTTGATTTTGTCATTATTAATCCTCTGGTTTATCTGGAAACTTAAAATCTTTATCATTCAAAGATTTAAAAGTTTTTGTTATATCCCTTAACTCTTGTCTATATGTAATCCATGAAGATGGGATCTCTGTGCCTTTTTCTTGTGCTTTAACAACAACCCAGTCAGAACTTGTTAATATAGCATTGCGTTCAGATCTAAGTTGTTCAAGTTCCATCGCTGGGACTGAGTCATTAAATTTTTTCCACTCAGCTTTTCTAGTAACAAGATCTTCACCTGTAATTTCTACTCTCTCACCATTTGTAATTTCATAATATTTTTCAGCCATAACTTTATCCTCTTTCCACCCCGAATACTGCAAATCGACCAAAACTTGAATTTCCTCCAGTACCGAAAAGTGAAAAACCTGTAAGGTCTGTGTGAGGATCAGTGGTATGATTTAAACAGCTTGACCATGTTTCTATGTAATGGTCTGTGCCTGATCTATTAATTAATTGACTAAATCCAGTTACCATCGCTCTATCCGTGCCGTCAGAAAAAAAAGAAATCTGTCCTTGACCATGTGATGCGTAAGCAGTGCCATTTCCAGCCAACCAAGCATAACTTTTGTTTCCTGCGTAACTGCTACTATTATGCGTTGGTGCTGTATCAGTGCCTGTGCTACTTTTCCAAGATGTGTTGTTGTGGTAATTAGTAGCACTAATATTACCACTAGCACTATTTCTAAATCTAAATGCTGTAACACTCCAATCTGGACTGTGATTACATATCCAATAAAATAAATAGTGACCGTACTTGGAATCATCAAACACATCAAAATTTACACTGCTAGTATTTGTTGAAAATGAAGTTTTTTGCAATAATACCATGCCACTACCAAACACTTTGCCCGTTACAGTAATGTCACCAGCTTCATCAATCTTCATACGTTCTGATACGTCACTACCAGATGGAGCGGTATAAAATAATAAAGATCCGTTATCACTTGTATTCTGAAAATTTATTTGAGCGAATCTTTCCGTGGTAGATCGACCCGTTCTACGACCCTCAATAACACCAGCTCTTCCAGTGGTAGCTGTATTTAAGACTAAGTTTGCTTCTGTAGATGATGTAGTTTCGATAGCTAATATAGGACCAGAACTTGAGGCTGTAGGAGCAGATGTCCCAAGACCAAAATTCCCAGCACTTGTTATCCTTGCCTTCTCAACTGCATTTATTCCAAATATTAATGGATTACTACCTGAATCAGATGAAACCATTTTGCTTGTGCCACCAGCGATGAACACATTATCTTTAAAGTAACTTGTTCCTTCGTTTTGAAATTGGAAGGCTGGTGAGCTTGTCCCAAGACCTAATTTACCATCAGGTGTAATCCTGAGTCTCTCCACTGAAGAAGATGCACCATCAGGAGTCGTGCTAAATTGTAATGCTGTAGGCATATCATTTTCACCAGGAGTACCATCTACGAGGGCTCGTATTACTGCTCCGTTGGTATCTCTATTTGTACCATCAGCACCACAAAAAGTAATTGTTCCTAAAGTATCTCCGTTTTGCACAATGGTATTTGAGCCGACAGAAGTTCCCCTTGTTTTTCCTAATTGTAAAAAAGGTGAACTTGTACCAGCAGTATTTCTAGTAATACTTAGGCTAGATGTTGATCCAGTAGTTCCTTCTATTTGTAATGTGTTTGCAAATCCACCAACTGTATTATTTCCTCCACCAACAATAGAAACTATATCATTACCACCATCAACAAAAAGCATATTAGCTTGATTATTTGATTCAACTCTAAAGTCTACGTCTGTACTTGTTTCATTAAATACAACACCACCTTCAAAATTTACTGCACCATCAAACTGTCCACCATCTGCTTTACTCACAGTGTCTGCGGCACTAAAGGCATCAAAAACTATTATCTCAATAATATCATTTACTGTGGCTCCAGTTCCTAATACGATTGCTGTGCCACTTGTAGATGTGTAGTCGGCATCACCTAACTTTACACCATTTTGATATACGTCAACAAAGTTGGAGTCTGTGTAACTTAATGTTGCACCTTCTGCACCCGCGCCAGAAAAACTAGTTTGACTAGCTGTAGCAGTATAAGTGTGCTTTCTTCTAACTCCAAATTGTGGACTGACTCCTATGTACGGCATTGTTTATATCCCTTGTGATTCCACAAATGTTTTATAATTAGCTTTGACTGTATCTGTCCACACAGCATTAGCTACTGCTTGTACTTCACTAGCTTCTTTGTTCATGTCGGTGTCTGTGTGTGTCCACTTACCATCTTCACCTTTTGATGAGGTACATGGTTGTAGAACATGACGATGTCTTGACCTACTGATTTCTTTGTCATCTTCTTTTATCACCGTGTCCGTTGCAACTTGTATGTTCCAACTGCCAACGACCTCGATCTTTTCGATAACGGCTTCTTTTGTTATAGCCATTTTTTACTCCTTTGTTTTGTTATTGCCATTTTATCGTCCTATTAATCTTATTTATTATGCAACAGTATATTGACCAGCCGCTCTGAGTTGTTTGCCTGAATAATTAGCATTTGACGCACTTGCATTTAAAACACTTTGAAGAGCCATGTTATTTGAATTTCTAATGACAACTAATGTATCAGTTCTTCCAGAGTTTGTTACTGTAATACCTCCACCACCAGTATTATCACCACTATTTTTTGCAGTAAAAGGAAGTGAAAGTTTCAAATCATTTCCGTTACTAGTTGTTGGAAAAACAATACCGAACTCAAAGAAAACTTGATTTCCAATTTTAGTGTAAGTAGCAACATAAACAGTTATTGATAAGCCTGCACCTGACGTATCTGTAAGATTCCAAGTTCCTTCTTCATAATCGTCAAGTACATTAGATGCAGTATTATTAGAGCCAACACCAAGAGCAATACCCTGATTAACAGATAAAATCCCTCCATTATGAAGTCGCATACGTTCATCACCAGTGCTTTCAAAAAATCTTAAAGCTGGACTTCCTGACGAACCTATTTGTTGTATAAAAAAATTAGAAGAATTACTTTGGTCATTGAATACTAATTTTGCATTATTAGTATTATGTTTTATAACAATATCTTCGCTACTTGTAATCTCAAGAGCAGTAGCATCACTAGAATTACTAATTCCTTGTACCCCATCACCTATTACTTTTGTTAATGCCATTCGTTATACCTCTTCATCTTTAAGACTATCTTGTATATTTTTTGCAGTATCCACAACTTTCAAAGTGTATGCTTGTGTTACTTGTGCATCAGTACCAACAGCTAATGCAATAGAATTTTCATTACAATGTGCAACTAATTTTGCAATAATTTCTTCTTGAGCCACTCTAGCTCTATTGTGTAAAGCATTATTAGACCAATCTTGGACTGAATAAGCTACATATTCTAAACATTTCATTTGTGTGTCTGACACTGTTACTTTAATTTCTGCCATCATATTCTCCTTTTAAGCCATTAAATGCCCACGGAAGTAGCTATATCTATATGAAGAATTAGCATACGCATCCGATCCACCATCTGATCTACCAAAGATAGATATATAATCAGAAGCGGCTAATGTAGTAACGATACAAAATTCACCATTAGTGCCAAATCCACTACCATCATGTTGAGTGTCTACTCTTAATCCAAAATTATTTAAACTACTTCCATTTTTATAAACCCTAAATCTATAAACATCACTAGTTGATGTTCCTATGCTTGTGACTGCAAATTGATAAGTTCCAGCAACTGGAGCGGTGAATCTTCCATTGCTGGTATTATAATGAGAACCTATATTTACATGAGCATTAGAAAAATCAGTGAGTTCAGCAAAGCTAGTTGATAATGAGATAGTAGTTTCAGCCGTAGCTAAAAAAATGGGTTGATTTGGAATTGTTACAGCACCCGCAGAATGAACTCTTATTCTTTCGTTATTGTCATCATAGACACGAAGTGTACCACCAGTCGTTGCAATATCAAAAACACCATCATCATCTTTCAAAACGAGTGTTGAACTAGCTTGTGACCCATCTCCTATCGTAGCTGTTTTACCACCAACCACACCTTGTAAATAAGATGATGTGTTTGCTCCACCTAAACCAACATTACCCGTAACATCAAGTGTTCCGCCAACTGTAGCGTTACCTGTAGAAGCAATAGTTGTGCTAAACGTACCACTAGTTGCACTCAAAGCACTTGTAGACGGATGGTCAACTGTAGCTACTGTTCTAAACAAGTAGTAAACAAATATATTGTTACCAGAGTTGTTTGATGGTGCGCCTGTGAATGTAAGTGTAGTTCCATTACTAACGGCATATGCCACAGATGGTTCTTGTATAACGCCATCTACAGATACAAGTATATCTTCATCAGATCCTACTGCATGTTCTAATGTAAATGCAGTTGTAGAGCCATCACCAGAAAACTGTGTGGCTGCCTTACTGGCTACAAACCTATTACCTGCTTGATTACCTAAATACGGCATTATGTGATCTCCATATAACTCATGGTCACCGATAGCTTATCTGCAACAGAACAATCTATTTTTACTATATCTCCCACATTTAAAACTATCTTGTTACCAGCCATAATCTCAACTGATGAACCAACTGGAACTGGTATATCTTTTACAATATGTGCTGTAGTATTTTGTGTCTGTGATGTTTGTGTTGTTGTACTTACAAGTTGAACTGTACCAGTAACTTGTGCTGTATGTACATTAGCCAGTGTTAATCCTAATACAATAATTGTACTTCCAGACTGAACCGTATAAAGAGTTTCTGGCGATCCAGCACTGGCTGGAGCAACATCTCTTGTAATTACTTTGAATGTATTTGCCATATCATTATCCTAACGCTATTGCTAAAGCTGTAGCCTCATCTGCCGCTGCCGAAGCAGTTGTTGCACCTATATCAGATAATACTTCAGAAGCACTTCTGCCTTCTATACTTGTACCATCAACTCTTAAAAAATCATTATCAGCAACACCAGATGTAAAAACTGGTACATTTGTGTTTGATATACCAGTAGCCGCAACTGCGGCTGTTCCTAACCCAAGTGTTGTTCTTTGTGCCGCTGCATCTGCATCGTCAAGTAATGCTTTACCTGCCGCTGTTAAGTCATACGTTGATGCAGTGCCTGATCCAGTAAATTGTATACCTTTGTCTGCTGCCGAAGTTAAACCAGCTAATGCTTGTAGCTCTGCATCTAATCTTGCATTTGCTACAGTTCCAGACAGTTGAGAAGCATCTATAGTTTTATTTGTAAGAGTAGCTGTTGATGAAGTAGAAACTAACCTAGCATCACCACCAGTGCTTGGTAATGTAAGAACATTGTTGGCACTTTCAGAATGTGGTGCAGCTATAATTGTCTGTCCGTGGCTATTAGCCTCACAATTTAATACTATTTTACCTTGATTGGTATTACCTTTGATAACTACTTTACCAGTTCCATTAGGTGCAAGATTAATATCACCATTACTAGCGGTGGCTAAATTAGAAGAACCAATAGTAGCTCCATTGATCGTGGGTGTTGTTAAAGTTTTGTTTGTCAATGTTTGCGTAATATCTACGGCAACTAGATCTTGTGTGCCACTATCTCCACTGTTAGGAAGTCTTAATGTGTTAGCTGCACTTGCAGCATGTGGCTGTGGCTGTAATGTTTGAAAGTGAGCATTTGAAACCTCACAATACATTCTTAAAGATGCTGGTGATCCACTGTTAGATCTAAAAGAAATCACACCACCCTCTACTGTAAGATCGTCACCTACAGATAGGTCTGCACCAACGGATGTATTACCACTTGCATCTAAAAACACTGACTTGGATGCAGGTATTGTACAAAATATATTTTTTGTACCAGCACTAAAATCAACTGCATTATCGCTATTTGAACTACTTATAATAGTTGATCTTGCTATTGTGCTTGAGTCACTATTTAATGTTCCTAAACCAACTTCAAACTCAGCAGAGCCAGGAAGTATTACAGCATAGTATGTTGTATTAGAGTTACCTATGCCTGCTGCAAAAGTTTCAAAACCAGTTACCGCACCGCCTAATGTGAGTGTGCCAGTCCCAGTTGTGGTCGTAGTTTCTTTTACTCTATCGTTTAGTACAAGTGCCATTACTTCAATTCTATTGTTAAGTTATTTGCATTAATTCTAAATATATCACCACTAGCTATCGTCTTACTTGCATCTAAAGCTCCAACAAAAAGTATATTACCACTACTAGCTGCGTCTGCAAGAAATACATGTGTAATCGTATTGCTTGTTCCACCAGATGCTGGAAACTCAATATTAGCTGCGTTCTTGGCAGTTTGTGTGTCTGTTGAATCCGCACCTATAGTAGTCCAGTTTGCCGCAGTAACTTGTTGTCTTGCATAGTTTGTAAACGTAGCTTCTGTTAATGATCCAGTTTCTGCTGCACTTACTGCCGTTGCAAGTCCTACATAAATACTGTCTCCAGGTGATGAAAAACTAAGAGAGTTGTTTTTAAATAAGAAATCTAATATTCTTCTCTCTAGATAATTGGTAGCTGCATTTGCTGTTGCCATTTTCTACTCCTATGTTCTCGGTCTTGATGGTAGACCAATTCTATAACCATCCGTGTTTTCTCTTGCCTCTCCAAGATCTTTTAACCTCTCTAAGTATTGTCCATACAAACCATTGTAGTTTTGTATCACATCTGGCTCACCTTTCATAAAACTGTAAGCCTCTACAAGAGATCCGTAAAGCAAAGCAAAAGGTGCATTGGTGCTAATCCATGTTGTGCCACTATCAGAACCTGCTGTTAAACTTGCGGGTCTATGATAGTAATTTAATTGTATTGCATAGTTACTGTTTGGTGTAGGTGCTAGAATAAAGTTATCCTCATCAAATCTAGCATAGTATTTTGGTAATCCAGTTGTTGTTGAAGCTGGTGTGTATTCTCTAATGAAGTTTACATCTTTTTGTAATAAAAAACTTTCAGAACCAGATGTAGTTATCTGTAAAGAAAAAGACGCTAAATAATCATTTGGCACTGTAAGAAAAGCATCAGATGATGTTAATGCACTTGTAACATTTTTTCTAAATATATCTAAATCTATACTTTTAAATATTTTCTCTTCAGCGGCTTTTATAAAGTTAGGTATATTGTTTACAAAAACTGTTTCTGAATTATCAGTGTAATCTTGTATTGCTGTTGTTAATGTCGCTTTTGTAAAACTCATTTATGTCCCCAATGTTACAGGTCCAGCAGTGACGGATCCCCCACCACCTCTTATTCCTCCAGTTGTAGCAGTACCACTACTAGCAGAAAAAGTATATGTGTTATCATCTACTTTGGTTATAGCATAACCAGATGAATTATTCAAAACAGTTGCTGTAAACCCATCAAAACCGATTGCATCTCTGAATCTAACAGTATCACTTGTTGATCTACCATGTGATGGTTCTATAACTGTAATAGAAGCACTACTGGCTGTGGACAAAAACGGATTCAGTCCTAACAAGTTTTCTACAGAAACCTCTGTTCTTTTGTCTGGTCTTGGCTCATACAGTGCAGTTGGGTCTGGGCCTGGATAATTAGGCTCTAACTGTGGGTGTTTAGCTTCATACTCGTCTGGACCTACTTTTAGTCCATTCCACTCTTTTCGCATTTCACGCAAACGATAGCGAAAGCCAGACCGATCTGAATATCCGTATGCCTTTTTACCACTTGCGTACCTAGCCATTAGTACCTCAAGTATGAAATATTAGGTGTCAATTTTAGTGGTGTGCTACTCGCATCTTCTGCCGCGGCTCTTTGAAACTCTTCTTCATAGATAGCTTTGAGTATTTGTATTCTATCTGGTGCTCGTTTTATAGCTATATAATAAGCAAGTCCAGCTGCCATACAAGGTAAGAATCTAAAAGGTGCATCAGTTGTATTAACCAAAGCATCTGCATCTTCTATTCGTCTTACATAATAGAAGACCAAAGTATAAGAAGCGTCTGGAGTAGACCACAACGTAATCGTTGGAGTAACTTGTCTATCAAAGAAATATTGACTAGGTTGTCCAGTGTTGTCTTTATTAGGTATTCTAAGATATTCACTACGGCTCATTTGTGTAAGAGTAAAGTCTGTACCACTGCTGTTTCGTAGTACAACTTCTAACAAATCTACAACTGTACTGTCTACAAGAGTGTAAGATGCTGTTCCAGAACTAACGGAAACGGTTGCTTGTTTTACTGTCCATAGATTCAATCCTCTGTTTGCCCAGTCTGCAAACATAAGATTTAAAGAACGTCTAGCAGTTTTAGCATCATAACCAGTTCTCATCTCCAAGCCACACCTTTCGTATGCCTCTTCAATAAGTTCTCCTACATCTAAATCAAAATCTCTTGAGTTTGAAGTTGCCATTATTTCTTCTTTCTTCTCACTGATTTAACTCTTCTAGGTGCACCTGCTGGTTGTCCTAATCTTTTCTTTTGTGATATCCTACTACGTTTTTCAGTTGCTGTCATCTCTGATGCTGTTTTTGGTGTTTTACTAGAAATACGTTTCGTTGGTCTACAATAAGGTGTACCTCTTTTTTCTCCTTTTTGTCTTCCACACTTCTTACCAGTTCTCTGATCCTTCCAATCTTCTTTGAACCATCTTTTAAGTGCTAAACCAGCTTTTGTCTTTCTAACTGCCATTATGCGTACTTTGTCTTTTTTCTTCTGCCTGCCATTATAGCACCACAACCTCGTGCTATATTAGGATTTTTAGATTTTCGTTTAGTCATTCTTACAACTTTGCCTTCTTTGGCAGTCATTGTTTGACTCTTTACTCTGTCTATAGCTGCGTTCAAACCACCCATCGCTTTCTTTTTACTTTTGCCATAGTTAGCAGCGCCAACTTTTCTACATTTAGCGATATGTCCTGAAGCATACGCGGAAGGGAATACCTTAAATTTAGCTTTTACTTTGTGATAACATGCGTCTTTTGGCATCATATTTTCCTTTCTTTATGGCATATACATGACCATTTTTTATGTTTACAGTAAACACAGTATTTAACTGAACTACCTCTTACTACTTCTCCTTTTTTTAGAGGCACAATGTGCTTTTTCAGAAAACCCTCTAGGTCGTGAGCAATCGATTTTTCTCTTCCTCTTGGCACTCCACTTCTTACCACCAGGTTTGGAAATTTGTTTTGACATTGAACCCCGCGAGATTGCCATCATCTTTCCTTTTTATAAATTCTGTCCACAAGACTTTTATCATCTCGTTGTTTTCTTTTACTTTAACTTCCGTAATTGCAGTTCTTTTGTCAACCTCTACAAGTGTAGAAGCAGTCCAAAGAAAAAAAGAGGCAGTTACAGTGCCTATAAGTCCACCAATTACATTTTTCAAAGTTAACACTTCCATCTTCTTCTTGCCTGTCTTAAACGGCTATTGGGATTTTTAGCTGCTTTTGGAAACTTTTTCATCTGACCAGCACTTCTAGCACAGAATGATTTACGTCTGTTAGCTGCCTTACTCCCAGGTTTAACTTTACCAGTAACAGCAGTTTTTAACTTACTGCCTGGATTATCTCTTCTATAACGAGCAACACCCGCCTTTGTCATTCCCGCCCCAGATTTAGTGGAGCGGAAATATTTTTTAGTTTTAGGCGGTTGTTTGTCTGCCTTTCTAGTCATAATTCTTTCTCATCTGAAGAGTTACAGTATATGTATCTCCAGAACTATGACCGACAGTTGTAAAAACTATGTCACCAGTTTTACCACTACCAGCATTATTAGTTACGCCACCAAAGCCACTATAATCATGATAGCCACTTTGATTTTCACCTAACTCGATTATAAAAGCATCAGATGTGGCATCAAAAAACAGTCTAGTTTTCATACCTATGCACTGCCACCAAATCTTTTCAATCGATACACCAGTACAAGTTTGTCCATCTGGACCTGCGGCAAGAGCACTTACATCTACTTTTGCAACTGCTGATTCACCACTTCCATCGGATATATTGGTAAATTTTTGTACGACAGTTTTCACACCATCTATTATGGTTTGTGATGTTACTGCATCAGCCATTAGGACCTCCTATTATTGGTCGGCAAAAGCTGGAACTGTAGTCGATGTAACAGTGCCAAAAATTTGATAATTTGTTGTGTCTTTTCCTACAATCGTAATATCAAATGCTTGTGGCACATTTAATTGTACACTACTGTTTGAGCTACCATTTGAAAACACAGTTACATTATCTGCGTTTGTGTCTAAATGAGTGATTCCACCAATATAAAAGTTTGTGTTACCAGGTGTGATTATAAGAGCATCTGTTGCATCAGCGGCTCCACCAGCGTAAACAAATCTAAACACAGATCCAGCTATTGGTGCTGGTAATGTGTATGTATTATCTTGTGTTCCATCTGGTACAAGTAGAATTCTACCACTATGAGTAGCGTTATCTAAAGTTTGATCTCCGTCAGATAAGCTAACTGGTGCTCCACCAAGAGTTATTACCTCTGTAATAGTTCCACTAGTTGCATCTTTACTGATTGTTTTAAGAGTGCTTTCAGATCTAATAGGACCTGAGAATGTTGAATTAGCCATGTATGTCTCCTTGTCTTGGCTTTTGTCGAAGTTAATTCTTCGTCAAGGTTATTTTCATTATACATAAAAAAAGGGCGACTGCAAACAGTCGCCCTCTTAAAACGTAATTTTTTTATTACGCTCCAGGTGAACCAAACAATGAACGAGGATCTGAAAAACCAAAGGAGTATCTCTCTCTAGCTTTATACCTCATGTTGCCTGTGTCGAAATCTGGATCCATAGCAGTTGCCATAGCCATTCTTTCGAAGTGCTTGAGACCGTTAGGTGCGTCTGTCTTAATGAAAAACGCATCTGTATCAGTCAGATAATCGTTAATGACATAGCCTTGAGGCAACATTCCCATTTGTCTCATAGCATTAGCATCGTTATCTGATGTTCCAACTCTTAGATTAGAGTTTAATATTCTCTCTGCGACAAACTGTAATTGTCTTGGAACAATTAACTTCATGCCTCTTAGAGCGATTATTAATCCTCTTTCATCTACGAATCCAGCGATCTTGATTAAAGCATCTTCTAAAGATGTTTCGTTAAGGTCAGCTGCGACAGTTGGCTCGTTAGCAAAAGTCCCACCATTTGTTAATGGGTGGTCTGTTGCTAATAAGGCTTTACCATCACCACCAGCAGTTGCTCCAGCTGTAAACGCATTATTTAATACATTCGCTGCTTTCACTTGCTTAGTATGAGCCATGGATCTGGCAAGTGCTCTTGTATAACGAGCAGATAGCTTGTCGTAGAGATTATCTTCTACAGCTTCTTCTGTTATTGAGAACGCCATTGCGACAGTTTCATGGTTATACCTTGAAGTGTAAGCCTCGTTTGCATCATCAAATGTGACACCAGAACCCTCTTGCTTAGTAGGGGCTGCACCGAAACCACTCAACATGACCTCTTCTTCAAAGGCTCTGTCTGAAGCCTCTGTGTCAAAGATCTCTGCATGTTGACCTTCATACCTATTATACTCCATACCAAAGAGAGCGTTCAAGCCAGGCTCTAACTCTTTGGCGAGTTGTGCTCTTGAAATAGCCATATTAGACCCTCCTTAAGATGCAGTAGCGTCAGCATCCGAAGAATTTAACGCATGATTGTTGATTTTCACTATGTATGAAACACCAGCCGCACTGTGGTCAGCATTAGTTACTTCTTCATGGATGCCTAAAATCATCACACAATTTGAAGTATCTGTATTTTCAGCAGATGATATATCTAACTTAGCAGTAGAAATACCAGTAGTAGTGTTACCACCAGTTCCACCAGCTAGATCAGCAGTCTTGAAAATATCTACTTTAGCAGTTGCTCTGTCAGTGTTACCACCATCAGCAGCGATAATAAATCTCTGTGATGGATCGTCATACACAAACCCTTTGATGTCAAAGTTAGTATTAGCTGATCCTGAACCAGGCCATGTATTACTAAACCTTAACTTGCCAGTGGTTGCATCCACAAACTCACATCCAGCAAAGACACCAACTAATTGGTCTCCGTTACCAGTTGCAGAGCCGATTGCAATAGTTCCGCCAGTCAATTCAGCTTTTACTGGTGAACCTTGAAAAATCGCAGAAGCATCACTAGCAATAAAATATTGACTCGTACCTTGAGTCGCTGGACTTGAACCGTGTCTTCCAACAGGCTTGAGTCCAAAAGCTACATTCGCATTAGCCATTTATTGCTCCTTCTAAAAGTTATTCGGATCCAGAAGTATTATTCATTTTACTTCCTTTTCCGAAGGTTACACGACTTTGCCTATCTGGTTTATGGATAGGCATCGAGGGATGTTGTTCCCTCATCAAGTTTTCATCCACGGCTGTCATTTGATTGCGGGTCTGATCCCGAAAATATTCAGTTCTCTCTTGCACCGTTTCTGTGGGTATTCGTGCCAACATTAAACCACCGACACCAATAATTCCCTTGTTTTTACCCTCTTCGATAACTGGATACTTTGCAGCTTCACCGCCATATTCATCGGCTCTAACTGGTTCCCATCCTTCTCTCATTCTGGAAAAAACATTCGCTTTATCATCTTCACCTCTTAATTGTGTTCTGATCCAACGGTGTTCAAATCCATCTGGAGCTGGGGGAGCATCCAACTTAGCTGGAGGTTGCCAAGGTTTTCTCCTTGAGGTATTTGCACGACTTGTACTCTCTCGTGAAATTCTGTTTGTAGTAGCCATATTCTTACTCCTTCACATGCTTTGCATATTCTTCTAAAGGAACACCCAATCTTTTTGCTATCGCAATCTGCGATGGAGTCAGTTTGACTGTTCTACTCTTCTTTGCTCCTGACCTTGATGCTGTGTTACCAGCAGAGGCAACTCTAGGAGCATTAGTCTTTCTATTATCCGAAAACTTATGTGAGAACTCGGATCTAATTCTATTATCCAGTTCAGTGTAATACTCTTCGGTGTTCGGGTCAAACCCTTCTTGCTCAATTAATGTTTTATGTATGCCAAAAGCTGCATAAGTCATTGTTTGATCTTGTCCAAACCACTCGTTATCTTGTGCCCATTTCTCGGCTCTAGGATCTGGTTTTGGTTGAGCTTGAGGTTGAGCTTGAGGTTGAGCTTGAGCAGTTTCTTGTTTCTTTGCTTGTTCTTCACGATCTGCTTTTAATCTTTTTAGATTCGCTTCTTCCATAGCAATTCTAGAAATATTTTGTTGTGCATCATACAAAGCGTCTGCATCACCAGATTCTAACGCTTTCTTATATGCCTCTTTTGCAGCTTCTGCTTGTGCAGTTACTCGTGTATCAAACTCACCAACATAGTTATTATCTAACTTATCTAACCTCGCTTTGAGGTCTTCGTTCTGTTTTTTGATAGATTCTGCATAATCGAGTGCAGCTTTTCGCTGTCGCTCTTCTTCCCTAAAACGGTTCGTAAGTTTAGAGATACGCTTTTTAACAGACTCCGAATACTCCGATAGATCTTCGTCATCAGCGACACTTTGATCTTCGGTTGTGGCTTCGGTATCTCCGACAGTTTGGCTTTCGGCGGGCGACCCCTTTTCTTCTTTATCTGCGTCATCTACTACCTCCACTTCTTCAAAAAGTTCTTCTTGTTTTGCGTTTTGCATACATTAGGCTCCGTATGTTTTGATGTCATCGGGATTGACAATGGTTGCAATGACTTCATCGTCATTGATTATTCTAACTTCACCGCCCTCTATCTGAAACCGTGATCCAGCGTAACGACCTATGCACACCCAGTCGCCTTCTTTACACCAATCACCGTCAGTTCCAAATTTGTCTACATCCTTATAAGCAAGAGGTCCCATCTTAACAACGTATGCCACAACTGTTGCTCTTGATTCTTTCTCTCTTATAGAATCTGGGACATGAATACCACCATCTGTCTTTTCTTTACCCATATACGGCATGACTAATATACGCCATCCAGTGGGTTTTGGTACTCTGTCTTTTAAGGGTAATGTTTTTGTTGCTTCGTCTGCTTTTTTCTTAGCTTCTCTTTGTCTAAGAACGTATTCAGGTACTATCAATGTCATTGTCTGTTTTCTCCAGCAGGGTTCTTAACTGTTCTAGTGCGTAGGATAGACCCTGTATTTCTCCTACCATCATCTTATAACTAGCCATATCAGAGGCGTTACCACTAGTCAATGCAATACTAATCTCATTTATCCTATCGTTCAAGGACTTTTGATATTTATATAAGAAGTCGGTTACTTTCACTAATTAATACCTAATTTTTTTGCTATCTCTTCTGCCTCTGCTTCTGACATAGACCTAGAACGAAATCCAGGTAAATTAAGATTTGGTGTTGTTGTAACAAAAGTATCTCTCATCGCATCTCCAACCTCTCGTGCTTGACTTGGAGCCACACTAGCTATACCACCAGACAAACTTTGTTGAGCCATTTCTGCTGCATTTCTCATAAATCTAGAACGATAAGGATTTCCGAACTGGTCAAACATAGGACTTACTTGAGGAACTGATGCCATATTTACAGATGCTGGTGCAGAGACAACTGGATCTGTAACTCTAATATCAGCGCCTTGTTGTGACATATCACCAAGAAATCTATCAGATGGATCTAACGTACCCATAACTGGCTGAAGATCTTCAGCTTTTAAACCACCTTGTGCACCACCATCTAGACCAATAGCTCTTTTTGCATCTGAAAACGCATCTGAAATACTTGTTCCAAGTCTGCTTAATAAACCACCAATACCGACACTTTGAAAGCCTCGAACTATTTCTGGTGCAGTTTCTTGTAAAAATCTCTCTACTGGAGACCCATACATCATTCTGTCACCAGCTTCATTTAACACTAAATTACCTGGAGTTTGTGGTCTTAGATAAGACGGCACGGATAAACCACCAAGTCCACCAAAGTTATTTGTGGGATCTAAACCTCTTGATATATCAAACGCTGCTGCAAATTGTGGATCAAAATTAGCAGTGCCTATGATATTAGATCTATTCATACCAGCTTGTGGTTGTGCAAACTGATTAGCTATAAACTGTGCCGCATTGTCATCATCGGAACCAGTACCAGCAGTTTGCATACCTACAGCAGTGGCAAAGTCCATGTCTGCTTGACTGAAATCGTCTGGACTATACGCTTCGTCAAAACCAGCTAGATCGAAATCATCTTCGTCCACTAATAAACCCCTTTAAATCCAGTTCCACTCATAGCGGCTCCCCCACCACGAGCTACACCACCTTTTTTCATTAACTTTCTAGGCATCATATTCATAGTGCCACCACCCATCATTTTCATAGTGCCACCTTTTTTCTTAAAACCCATTTTGTTTCGGACTTCTGTAGGTAATTTACTTAACCCTTTACCTTTGTTTCCAGGTGGAACATCTTTAAGACCGCCCATAGCTTTCTTTATTTCTTTAATGGCTTTTTCATTAGCTTTAGCAGTTTCCATACTAAACTTCTTGTTCAAAGACTCTGTTTTATCTGCTCTAAACGGATCTTTTTTCTTAAGATTTTTTGGTCTAGGTTTTGGCTTTGCTACTTCTTTTTTCTTCGCAACTATTTTGATAGGCATGTAATTCTCCAATACTGTTGATCCACCATCTCTTCGCTTCTTGCCTTTTTGAACAAGATTCTTTGCCTTATTGTATGTTATTCCCATATCTTTTGCAAACTGTCTTATTCTTGTCATTTCTTTTTTCTCCTTATGCTTTCTTTTCCAGTCTTGGCAATCCTAACAACTTCGTTCTTGCCCATCACTTTTGCTCGTTGTTCCATGACTGTTAGTATCTGGATTTTTCTTGCAAAAGGTTTGTTAACTCTTTTAACTTTTGCGACTGTCGCTCTAGCATCTGCTGGAGTAGCGAATTTAATTCTAACTGTATCTTTAGGGTTCTCGTCAGTGTATAAACGTCTATCAGAACCTTTTGGCTTTTTTCCAGTTCCAACTTTAGGATCTTTTCTTTTTACCATTTTTTAAAATACTCGTTAATGTTTTAGCTTGTTTTGCATGTAAGTTAGAGGCTTTTTTTAAACCTTTAATTACTTTTTTAACTTTTCGTTTCATATTCAGTCTCCTCTATAGGGTTAACACACATAGGACATTTATAGGTTGTAAGTTTAACAACGCCTGCAAAAGGTATTGGCTCTTCTGTTACTGTTTTGGTATATGCTATTTTGTGTATGTAACAAATATCATCTTCCGACACTGCGTTTAATTCCTTCCACATGTTTACGATAAAAATAATTACCTATCTTATTAAAAAATTTAAATAATTCCAAATTTATTCTTGTCATCTTCTCACTCTACATGTTGGACAGAAGTTTCCTTCTGGTAATTCAAACCCACACTCTGGACATTTATTTATATTTTTCATTTCTTTGTATCCGTCTTTTTCATTTTATCATAGCTCCTCATTCCGCCAATTCCGAGCATACCAAACATCAAAGGCATCATCACAGACATATCTGCTTGTGGTATCATGATCCCAAATCCAGCACAAATTGGTGCGACCATGTAATTTATACCAAGGCTGAGTCCTGAAATCCAACCAATCAAGGGTCTCCAGGACGATTGAAACCAGTTACCTTTGGCATCTTCTTTTAATACATCTATTTGAGCGAGTGCCAATTCCTGGGCATGTTTTTCAGACATGGTGGCTATATCGTGAGCCAACTTCGCCTTCTGATCTGCATCTGGTATAAACTTATCCAGTAGACCTGTTACTGGACCTATCAGTGCTTGTAACATTATTATCTCCTTTATGTTCGTGACCCATCCAAATACCGAAAACGCCTGTCATAACACCCATGACGACTGATACGAACGCGGATTGACTGGCAGTTGGTGAATCGAGTTGCATAAACCATTCTGCACATCTCCACGACATGATTGTACTAACGAGCATCATCAGTCTCGGGAGGATCTTCCATTTCAAAAATGTCTCTACATTCATTTCATTAACAACTCATTTAAACCAAAACCCTCTAATAGAATAAGAGTAAAGAATAATAATAAAATACCTCCTGCTATTAGCTTACCAGAAAAATTTGTAGAACCAATCTTTATCGCAACAAACTCATTACTTAGTATCCTTAGAGATAATTCAAAACTATTCTCATCAATCTTTACGTTTATTGGTTTTTTCTTTTCTTCTGTCACTTCTTGATACTCCTCAAACTTTCCATAACTTTATCGATATCTGGTTCAGTGCCATTCGGATCATACACACATTTGTATTTTTTTGGACACCACGCTTCAATCAACATGGTAAAAGTTTTGTTACCTCCTTGATATATACATGCTTTTTTGTTTGTGTATTTTGACGTAATTCTCTTTTTAAGTCTACAAGTTGTATATTTAACCGTTTTTTTTTACCTTGCCATATCTTTTGTTGGTTTGTGTAGTCTCTGGGTTTATATTTATAACCCTCTGTCATCTGTATGTAGTTCTCTGCTCTTGCTTGTTTCATCCAAATACCAGCAACCAAAACAGCAAATCCACCTACAATACTTGCAACTACTAACCAAGCTACAGCCTCACCTATCTGTCTTCGGAGCTGTTGTTGCTTGTAAACTGTTTCTTGTCTTTGTTTTCTTATCTGTCCTTCCATCTTTAACAGATCGTCATACGCTTGTGGGCCATACGTCATGTTCAAAAACATCTTGAGTTCGTACCTTTGTTCCTCAAGTTTCTTCTTGGCTGCATAAGCAGAGAGAGCTGCCTCCTCAATAGACCCAGCTTTGAAAAGTTTACCAAACAACGGAGGATTTTTTGCTTGTTTTTCAGCGTTATCAACATCAGATACAGCTCCCATCCATCTACCGATGTCTCCAGACATTTGTTCTATATCTCTACCGACTGCAAATCCTTTCTTGATTGCGTCAAATGCTTTGGAAGCCACACCCATAGCAAGAGATATAGTGACTGGATCCATCTTTACCTACCTTTTAAAGAGGCCTGCGTATTTATCCTATAGATATTTACATCATTTCTGTCTTCTGCAATTTGTTCTTGAGTTTTTGT